AATCAGCGTGCAGCCGCTCGCGAGGATGCGATCGTCCCAGCCGTGCGGCGCAACCATGCCATCCTCAGCGTTGACCTGAATCACGCCCGGCTCGGCTGCGCTCGGCTCGTCTACGTCGTGCAGGAACTGCTTCGCCATGCCCATCGTCTCGGCGTCGTCGGCGCGCACAAGGAAGCGGTGCTCGATGCGCTCCGGCTGCGCCGCCGTCGAGAGCCAAGCGTCGCGGAAGGCGACCGATTTGGTCGAGTTCCCCAGCGTCTTTTGCGTGAGCCGGATCTTCGGCTGGGTGTGCTTGTGAAACACGAGCTGCATCGCCGCGGCGTCGTCCAGTTGGCCCGCGAGACGGAACGCACGCGCCGCGAGGTCGTGGCCGGCCCAGCCATACCACTTGACCTCGTGCGTCCACGGCCGGTCCTTCTCGGTAGGCTCGGGAAGGCTCAGCATCCGCGACGCCCAGAAGCTCGCGCGCTTCCCGTCGTTGCGCTCGAAGCTAAGCAGAATGACCGATGCGATGGCTTCGCGGCACCACGGAAAAACGCCGTGCGCCGACATCGCGAACTGGATCGCCTCGCGACGGGAAGCGACGAGTCGCGCAAGGTTTAGCTGCACCTCGTAGCGGAAGCTGTCGTCAAGGTTTGGGAAGCTCAGCGCGATGCGGCCGAATTGCTCCGCCGCCGTCTTGTTGCCGGCGCAATAGTGCTCCTGGTGGATATAAAAATACTGGCTGGCGGACTCCGCCACGCTGCGACCTAGGATCGCGAGGTTGCGCTTTCGATTGTCCTGCTTGATCGCAATCGGCTGATGATGCCAGACCGGCGTCGCCCAGTCGAAATGGCGGTCGTTCGGCAGTAGTAGCAGGTTCTCATGCACGTCGTGATGCCAGATGCGACCGCTTGCAAATGCGCTGCGCCGCACGATCCGCTCCCGGTGAAGCTTCTTGCCGGTGCCGCGCACGTCGTATGGGCAGCGAACCATGAGCACGTCGTCCGATAGCTCGGCGAGCCTGTCCCGCAGCTTCTCGGCCTCCGCAATCACGTCGTCGCAGTCGGCCCAGATAAGCCAGTCGCCGCACGCCTGGGCGAACGCTTGGTTGCGTGCGCGGGCGAACGAATCGACGTGCTTCCACGCCTGCGCCGTGGCGCCGTTCTTGTATTCGCTGAACACGAATCCGACCGAGTGATGCAAGCACCAGTCGCGCACGATCTGCTCGGTCGCGTCCGGTTCCTGTGAGCCGATGGCGCGGACGAGTGAAACCTCGTCAATCACGCCGTCGAAGCTGTCGAGCATCGCGCCGATTTGTGCCGCCTCGTTTCCAGCAATTACGCAGAGGGAAAGTATCATGTTCGTCGTTGTGTGTGCGTCAGGTCTTGCTGATCGCTCGGACCGGTCAAAACAAAAAGCCCCACGCCGTGAAGCGTGAGGCTGTTGTGAAACCTAATTCCGGTTAAGCGTATTGGGTCGTGATCAGCTGACCAGCGTTCGCATTGACCACCTTCTCGGCGGTGTATTGCGAGGCGCGGACGATGTTCGACTTGATCGCCTCTTCGCGGTAGGTCGAGACGCCGATGGCTGGACCATATTCGGACCAGTTCAGGGTGAATCCAGCGCCGCCGCCGAAGTAGCCGGCTCCGGCCTGCGTAACCGAGCCGACCCAGATAAAGGTGTTGGCCCACGCATTTGCAGCGGAGAAGGCAACGCCCTCGGGTGCTTGGTCGTAGGAAGCGCGACCGATCAGAACCTCGGCGACGCCGAAGACTTCGGCGGCCGCTTGGGTGCTGGCGTTCAGGATCGTGTCAGTCGAAAGACCGGTGCCGCGAAGGCGGTTCTGGAATTTCGTGCTGGCGCGGATGCGGGTCCAGACCGGGTAAGGAATCACGACCTTGGTGTTCGTGGTCGATTCGCCCTTGGAAAGCAAACGGTCGAGAGCTTCTTGAACGTCAGCACCGACATCGAAGGTCGCCAGATTGGCGGTCGTGTAAGCGGTGCCGGAGTTCGTCGCGGTAAACGTGCCGCTGTCGAAGATTTTCGACGCGACGCGAAGCTCGTGCGCGAGCAAGAGTTTGCGCTTGGCGAGTTTGGCGGCGATGACTTCGGCGTCGAAGAAACGCGCAACGTCAAGGGTGACGGTATCGTCAACGGCTTCTTCGTAACCGTATTCCAGAGCGGTGTAGGTGTCTTGCACGAAGGCGCGGGTGCCGCGAGCGTAAGCGCTGTAAGGCGAACGGGTCTTCATGTCGCTCTTGAGGAGTTGGCCCTCTTTGAGAACGAACGATGGGTATTGGCCGGCGCGCACTGGCACGTCGAGAATCGGCATGACTTGGGTGCCGATCAGTCCGGCCTCGAAGTCTTTTGCCTGCTCAACTACGCCGGCGATGTCGCCACGGAAGATTGCTGCTGAATTGCTATACATGGTAATTTATTTTTGAAGGTTAGAGATTCTTCGGCAGCATCTCGATGATGGCCGAAGCGTCAGAGGCGGTGGAAAGCGACTTGCCCACGGTGATCGTGCCGGTGATGGCGACGGTGCCGTTTGCAGTCGTGAACAAGGTGTCACCGACGGTGACGGGCCCTGCGAGCAGGGTGGCCTTGACCGTGTTGCCGCCGAGGAACTGAACGGAGACGAGATCGCCGCTTGCAGCGTCAATCGTTGCCACGCCGTCAGGCAGGGAAGCGGTGGCGGAAAGACCGACGCCGCGGTTGCTGGAAATCGACACGAGTCGGAAGGCGGTGATAGCCGCGTTCGCGACGAACGTGCCGCTGTTTTGGTAGGAAGTTGCCATGGTAGTTTTAGATTAGAGTTTGACGAGTTCGCCGCCTTGAACGCGTGCGCGATACGCAGCGTAGAGGTCGGCATGGTTTTTGATCGCGAAGGTGATGGCCTCGGATTTGTTGCCCTTCAGCTCGGTGGCTTTTGCGGCGACGACGTCCTCGAACTTCTGGACCTGCACGACGGGTTTGACTGCTTCGGCCGAGGCGATCGGAGCGGCTGGCGCACCGAAGGACTTGGCAAATTCTTTGACGGCAGCGAGCGCAGCGGTGTTGGCCGCGAGCTGCACGACTTCGTTCTGCGCGCTCATGGCGGCAGGCTTGTCTTCTTTGGGAGCGAGAGCGCTTTCGAGCTTCGCGACTTTTTCGTTCATGCTCATCATGGCTGATTGAATCATGCCCTCGATGGCCTTTTTCATTTCGTCGTTCATAGGAATTTCGATTTTGATTTCTGCTTCCGGCGACTCGCTGTCATCGCTCTCAAGTTTGAGTTTGCGCGCAAAAAATCCGTTCGGATTGGCAGCAGGTTCGCTGACAAGATCGACCGAGTAGATTTCCGAGCACCGTTGCAAAGTCGTGAGCTTGTCGGACGATTTCTCCGACGGACCCGAGAACGCAATCGAGAGCCCAAACGTGTCGGGAATCCGCTCGGCGATCTCCAAAATGTAAGCGCGATGCGGCGAGGTTTGCAGCAGGTGCAAATCGCCGAGCAGCTTTTCTCCGCTGATGCGCAGCGCGTCGATGTAGCCGACGATGTCGCCGGCGCCGCCGCTGTGGTTCAGCTTTACCTTCAGCCCGCCCGCGTATTGCTCGGCGGCGGTCTTCACCTGTTCCAGCGTCTTGTCGTCAATCATGACGCCGTGGCCCAGCGCCGGTCCTTTGGTGATCAGCGAGACGCCGCGAATGATACCGGCTTCGGCATCGATGACGCCTGCGGAGGCTGAGAAAGTAATGACGGGTTCCATCGCCTAAGCGATGGCCGTCAAAACCGATCAGCGCTTGGTCTTCTTTTTCCTGACCTTTGCAATGACCACGGCAGGCTTTTTGCCTTTCGCGCCGATCCACGGAGCGACGGCAAAGACCATTCCGAGTCCCGCCGCGACGCTTGCGAACCGTTCAAACGTGAGAAGCGCCTGATCTGCGGCGTCCTTGTGTGTGCGCGAAATCGTCAGCTCTTCGTGCAGAGCCTTGTTGATCAGCGCCGTCATCGGCTCGATAACCGCGTAAAGTTCAGCGGTCATGGCCGGCGAGTTGAGCGTTTCAATTTGCCCGGCGTCGCAGGCTGATCGCGCTTTTTTGAGGTAGGCTGCAACGAGTTTGTGCTGCGCCACGAGTTCTGTCGGGTTGCCAAATTCTGCGAGCAATCGCTCCGCCTCGGCTTGGAGCTTCGCCAGCGAGTCGCAAAACTCCTTCGCGTTGATCAGTCCCTTGCTTGCCTTTGCCTGACCATCCACGATAGCCAGCCCGTAAATGTCGAAAAGCGGACTGAGCACGTTGCTCGTCATCGCAAATTCTTTGTCACTCGCCGCGATGTGCTTCGAGACCGATTTGACCGTGACCACTCCGACGCCCGCGAAACAGATGACGGTCGCGGCAAGCGCAGCGGTGATCAGCTTCGGATTCATTATTTCTTGAGCAGCTTGGCCGGGTTCTTCGAATACTTTTTTGCCAGCGTCGTGATGCCGTCGATGATTTCCGGCGCGAGCAATCCGGCGACGCCGTAGGTGACCGCCTTCACAAGTGAGCTGACTTCGATTTGCTCAACGATGAACCATGCGAGCGTCGAGACGATGGCCGCCATGATGACGCGCCGCACGCTGTCCCAGATCGTCCCTTGGATCGGGTTGGCTAGTAGGCGAGCAATCATGCCAGCGCCGCCGATGACCGCAGTCAGCCAGCCCGTTTCTTTCCAGAGCCTAGCGACTTCCATCAGGTCTTTGTGGTCGTTCATTTTTTGCGCATCTCCATGATTTTCTCAAGAGTGCGCCCGCCGAAATAGAACGACATGATGAGCATGCCCCACTGACCGAGCAGCG